TGCAGATTCGGTGTCCTCGAAATTTTTAAATTGCAAGTTATCTACGTCTTTAAGTGCGGAGGTCATATAAGCACTTCTATTTTTGTTTTTATTTAACCTAGCCGTTTCTTTAGCTTTTCTAAGACCTAAATACGTGCTTGCATAATCTTTCGCGCCTCGCCCAGTTGAAGCACCGACGAGCATCTGAGCTACATCGCTCAAACCAAACCCTTCTTTGTCTTCACGATCACCAAAAAGATTATAAGCATTTAATTGCGCTTGTGCTGTTTCGTTGCTTTTTACCTCCTCCAACGTTGTGGGGTTCTCTAAGATATTTAAATTCTTACTGTCTAAAAACTCCGCATCCGATAGGGTTTCGGGGGTGTCTGAGAACATCTCCATAATGCCTTCTAAGGCTAAAGGCATAAACGGTGCGAGGGTTTCTACTAGTTCGGGTTTCGGAGCGCGTCTAGACGCCATCCTTCGTGCTGTAGGGAACTTCATCTGGCTTGCGGGCATCTTTACCGGAGTAACGCCACCACCTTCTCCGCCGCCGAAGGTTGGAAAAGGGAGAAAGCCTGCTATGCCTTGATTTGGTCCAGCCATTATCGTCCTCCTCGTCCTGCCCGTTTCAGGTTCTTGTGGTTATTATAGGGTTCATCACCACCAGCAACAGCGCGGGCTTGTGGTCCCATTCTAAGGCTTTCTGGCCCTTGCGTTTGATTATTCTGTGGCGGTTGCATGCCTGCATTATCCCCAATCCCACGGCCAGAGTTTATGTCCATCCCATTAGTTACGTATTGAGGGTTTTTTCTTAACTCCTCAAGGTTGTTCAGTGTAGCTGGTGAAGGCATCTTTCCTGCGCTTGGGTTAGTAGGCGCTACATAGCTAGGGTCGTATTGAGGAGGAGTACCATAACGACCGCCATAACCACCATAACCGCTACCACTGCCATAACCATTACCATAACCACCAGCACCTTGACCACCAGCACCATAAGTACCACCGCCCATACCACCGCTTGGACCATAATCACTGGCATAACTTGGAGAGCCTCCGGCGTAACCATAGCCTCCCGCCATTGGTCCGAGAGAAGCAGTAAGTGCTCCAACATTTTGCAACGTTTGCATAGGCAAGTTGTACTGACCTGTAAAGTTTTGGTAATTTAAATCCATTAGCGACTGTTGTCGTCCTCGACCCATACCGCCCATACCCATCATTGACTGAATATCGCCTTGCTGGAGTTGCGGTAATAAACTAGCCATACCACCGTACTGGCCATACCCGCTTAACGCTCCTGCTCCTTGCATACCAAGTCCGGCCAATCCTTGACCGCCTTGCATTCCCATACCGTATAGTTGTTGCCCCATTTGGCCTAACTGCGCCCCTCTTTGCATTTGATTATCAATAGCGGCTTGTTCTGAAGCGTTTAATGCCTGACCTGTGTTTAGTTTAGCCTGTGCTTGTTGTGCTTCTAAACTCCCTAACTGCTGTGCTCGGGCTAATTGGTTTTGAGCTTCGGTAGTAGAAAGTGCTCCAAATTGTTGTCCTCTAGCTAATGCGGCAGACCCTTCTTGTCCTGCTAGTCCCGCTTCTTGTCCTGCTAGTCCTGATTGTAATCCTGCTAATCCGGCTTGTCGACCTTGTTGAGATTCAAAAGCCTGTTGTGCTTGATTTTGTGCTGAACCGTAACCCTGACTTCTTATCGCAGCAATTTGTTCTGCGGCTCCTCGTGCTGTATTCTCAGCTAACTCATCCCGTCGCATTCTTGATCGAGAACCACCAAAAGCTCCTCCGCTAACAGCTTCGTCTCTCAGACCCATATCGCCTTTAGACAGCCCTTCCCGAACATCTTTCATTGTTTGTTGAACAACTTGATCTTCGTAGGGATCAAAATACCTTTGAGCAGAATTAGGGTCATACATTTGTGTAGAACCGTAACCGCTTCGTTCTGCACTAGACATTCCGTCACGTGCTCGACCAAACTGAGGGGTTGCCGCCGCTGTTTCTCTTCGAGCTAACTCTAAGTTTGGTGCTCCGGTACGTGTGAGATCTTGAGACTCACCAAAGGCAGGAACTCCTCCTTCTAAATAACTGCGACCGGACTCTCCAAACTGAGCGTCTTCTGTAAGTCCTGCTCCTATATTTGTTAATCCTCTACCTTCGCTAAGACCTCGATTTATTTCACGCTGTCCTCTATTTAACGCTCCTCTCGTCATTCCTGACGCTTCATCTAACAAACCAGCTTGTTTTCCTAAATAAGGTCTATAGCTACCAATCGCTTGGTCTGCCATTTGCATACCGTATTGTTCTCTAGGGTCAAACCCAGCAACTCTGTCGCCCGTATAAGTGAACGGACTAGAATTTGCCTGTCCCATCTGATTAAACTGTTGTCTTAGAAACGTATCAGCATAAGGGAAAATACCCTGTTGTAGGAATTGTCCTACATAGGGTGCGGGAGCCTGACTCGAATATTCTTGGTCTTCTCTACTAGCCATAACGCTTGTTACCTGCTTTATTAAATTTTTCTAAATTAGCAATACCCATAGCATGACTACCACCACCGGCTTGGTCTACTGCGGCTTTTGAGAGCATATACTCTCCGTTGCTTGCCATCACAGGAATTAAATCATCTCGTGGACCTCCTGGACCGTGCATAGCACCGCCGTTAGGCATAAACATTGGTCGTTGAAGAGCGGAACCTTGGTTAGCAAAAGTAACAGAAGAACCTGATACGGGGCTTATTTCTAACGAGGAACGTCTTCTGTTTGAGTTTCCTGGAAGTGTTTCGGTACTAACCAAACTTCCTCTGCGCTTAGATTTCCCGCCTACTAATCGTTCGGCTAGTGTACCCCCTCCGCTTTTTAATGCTTTCATTAAGGCTGCTTGAACTGTAGGATCTTGACTTGCAAAAAGATCAGAAAGTCTTTCCATTGTAGTAGCTTCGGGAAGAATCTCAGGCGCGGAGATTTCAGGCGCGGAGAATTCAGGCGCTTCCACCTCGCCTAACATTTGTTCCTCAAAAAGATCTACAGGGTCGGGCATTGCTAGTTCAGAAAAGTCTACATCAATACCTGCAATTCCTGAAGAGGTGGGGGGTACTTCAAGAAAATCAAGAAGTCCTAAACCACCGCCAAGTCCTCTTTTTAAATAACCACCAACAGCCATTCCAGCAACGCCGTATTGATCTAAATCGGCTGGATCAATTCCTGCGGCTTTTAACTGCTGTAAAATCATTTCTTGGTTTTCATCAGGAGCATCAAAATTAGAAACAGAACTACCCTGAACAGGACTTATGCCCATTTCAGACGATCCAGGAGATAATGAAGGAGAAGTACCGCTACCTATTTGTGCGGGTTGGTCAGGGTCTCCCGCAATAGCTTTATTGATTTGCGTACTTACCACGTTTATTGCGACTGCTGTCGCGATAGTTGCCATTGTCATGTTAGTAGTTCCATAAGATTATCTATTTGTTCTGTATCAAAACCGTTTAATGTTACTTCACAAAAATCGTCTACTGTAACTTCATTAAGAACGTCTTCTACTGTTAAACAGTCAGTCCTATGGACGGTTATAAAAGTACATTCTTCGTGTACATATAATACTCTTTTTGTTCCCGCTTCGGTAATTCCATGATACGGGGCTTTTATACGCTCTACACCTGTATCACTATAAATAGAGGCTTCACCTTTCATAATAAAGAAAGGGTGGTTCTTAGTGTGTATTTTAGTCGACACTAGTAAATTTTTTGGCATAACTATTTGTCTTATATACTGTCCGTCTGCAAAGTTATGAGTAACAGCGCCTTCTGCTTGCCCTGTCATTTGATTGTTTAACTCTTGATTATTGTTTTCTTCACAGTGTTTTGTAATTACTGTTTCAAACTCTTGGATTTTATTTTGAAATTTAATTTTCTTTTCTTTATATGCAAAAAACTCACAAGCTTCTCGATAAGAAAACTTAGGACTTGTTGTCAATGCTAAAGACACTAGAATCGACTCCTAGTCTTTTGTTTCTTTCCTTTGGGCGTGTAGATATAGAAGTCCGAACGGCTCCCTTTTTTCTTCGCGTATGCTTTCTTATTTACCCCAACCATTGTTTCTCCTGCGTGTTTACACGTATTTGCGAGTTAAAGCCCATCTCGTAAAACTGCAGCACAGCGGCTGATACCCCGATTATATATCAAAAAGTATATATTTTTAAAGGTTTTTCTTTACCTTTTACCTTCATTGGTTTTAGCGGTGTTAACGTATAACTACATAAATCTTTAGTAGTCTGTCCTATCAATAAGTCCGTTCCCGCTTCTTTTGTGGCTGACTCAAGTCTAGCGGCAGTATTAACTGCGTCACCTATAGCGGTATAATCGAAACGTTGCTGTGATCCCATGTTCCCAATGATGGCGTATCCGCTGTTAATGCCAATACCTATTTGAATTGCAGGCAATTCTTTAGATTCAAATTCTAAGTTAAGAGCCTCCATGTTAACTTGTATCTGTTTGGCGCATTTTATAGCCCAGTCCTCGTGGTTCTCTAGGTCTAAAGGCGCACCGAATATAGCCATCATGGCATCGCCAATGTATTTATCGACCATCCCGTAACACTGAGCTACTGCCGACTGCTGGGCTGTAAGGGCTTTATTCATTATATACGTTACTTCCTCAGGAGTTACTCGCTCAGATAAAGCCGTAAACCCACGAACATCAGTAAACAGGAACGTACAGTACCGTTTCTCTCCCCCTAACGTTAAGAGACTAGGATCCTCTTGAAGTCTCTTTACCTGTCTTGGGTCTAGATAATGCTCAAATTGCTTTTTAATGAGCTGTCTAAGTTTGTATTGCTCTTTATAATTAAGATAAAATGTAGCAGACGCAACAACAAACTGAGAAACCATCGTCCACGTTACGTCAACTAAGAAACCGCGCTGTATTAATACAAAACCTAAAAACCCCATGCCTGCAATAGACAGTCCAGAGAAAGTAAGCCCTAGATATACTCCCAAATAGTTTATAAACAAAAATACTAACAACACCCCCAAGATGAATATGAGAATTTCATACAGCCTTGCGTCACTTGGGATCATTGGCATACGTTTATTAGATGCATGAATAATAGTTTCAGCCAGTGACGCTTGTATTTGATGGGGGTATAAAAGACCTTTGGGCGTGGCTACTTGAGGGAGTATGCCTTTAGCAGTAGTCCCAACTATAACCACTTTGCCCTCTACATCCATTTCAGATAAAGACGTTTCAGCGGGAGCAACCCAATTAACCCAAACTCTACCATCAAAATCAGTCGGGATGGGGTTTAACTGTTTAACTCTCACTTCTTGAATACCGTTGGCGTTGGTTTTAATAACGTAGGTACTTGTGCCTGTAACAGACTTTAAAAGCTGAGTACCAAAACTTGCCATCCAACCGTCAGGACTACGCATTAACAATGGCATTCTCCGTACTAAACTATCAACGTCTACAGGTGCGGAGACTATGCCTTGAAGAGCAACGTCTCTTAGGCTCGGAATGTTCTGTGTAACACCTTTAGCGATTATTCCTCCAATGTCGTCGCCTAAGATTACCGTGCCTTCTGTTTTAGGAATTTCTTTGTAGCCGTCAGTCTCAAACATGGCTATAACACTGGGGTAATAAGATAACGCCTCTGCAAAATTTGCATCACCTCCGAACCGATCAGGTTCACTAAAGACCGCAACCCAGGATACAGATGCCGCCCCTGCATTTAACAAGTCTATGTGTATTTTTGCTAATCGTTTTCGGGGGAAAGGCCAACCCCCTTCGTTCTGTATATCCGACTCAGTTAGATTCAACAGAACTATCGCCCCCGTTGGCTCTTCCGTTTTAACAAAGTAATCAAAGGTTCTTAGCTTTACAACCTCAACCAAAGTAGGCTGATAAATTAATGCAGAAAACAACAGAGAGGACACTAGGAATATGATCGTCTTTTTCATTAACCCTCCTGCAGTATTCTAATGGTAGAATCTCCTCCGTTAATTTTTATAACATTAGAAACGCCATCTTGAATCAAAATTACGGTGTACCCTCCTGTTATGTCTAAATCTAATCGTGTATACTCGCTAACACCCCTTATAAGACTTAGCGTCTGCCCTGTGATAAGCGTAGTTATTTGTGTGTCTGCATCTGTCCCTAACGTTGTTCCGGTGACAGTAACTCCAGAGACTTGCGCTAATTTGTCCTCTTCCTTTGCTATCCCTAGTGCATCTAATACATTAAGTAAGTCCTCTAAATAATTGATATCTAAGTAATTGATGTCCAGTTCGGTAAACTCTAACTCATCATCTGCAAGAAAATCTTCTTCTAGGTAATCGATATCTAAATCATTAAAGTCTAAAATATTAGCAGTTTTAACGGTTCTTTCATCTGAAATAACTTTTTCTTCTTTTGGGGGGGTTACAATCAGCATGTTGTCAATAAAATCTAGAGTGAGATCCAGGACAACAGGTTTGGACGGAGCAGACTCATACACCGAGACCGTAGTAGCTTCGTAAGGCTTATTAAGTAATACGCTACCCATGGCCGTAATAACCTCGATCTCTCCGCTAGATACTCCGTATTGGTCGGGTAATAGGATAATAAGACTACGGCCTAACTCGTCTACGGTGGCTGTAAAATCCGTGCCGCGAATGGCGATATCAGCCGTGGGGGTCTTGAGGGATATATTCCGCTTATCTATCTGTCCTAGCTTACCGCTTATAAACCTAGCGGTGCCTAATCCAAAGGTAAGCGCCATTTTAGACTTACTAGGGTTTGCATCATAGATGTATTCATCTATTGTCAGTTGGGAGTGTTCTGTTAGCTTGACCGTAGAATCATCTAGGAACGTGATCGCCATACGGCCATTCGCAGTAACAGCCTCATCGTTAGACTGAACAGAAAACTTCAAGTCTGCGGTAAATGGCGACTGCTCTCTTTTTATCTGCGCGTACCCTGATACCTCCGATACCCCGCCTATCTCAACAGCCGAGGCTTGAGCCTTGATCGTTTTGAATGACGCAAAGAGTACCGTTAGAACCAACAGATATAATTTTAAGCCAGTCATTATCCTGAGTACTCAGTTGTTGTATATTAAATGTTCGACTGCCGCCTGTTTGGTCAAGGTAGAAATAACCCCCAGCACTTGCAGTCACACCAGTTCCTGTATATGTAAGCGTGTTATCAGAACCATCAATATCTACATAATTCGTGCTACCATCAATATTAATATTTGACGTTATGGTGTTGTTTGAACCCTGTATAATCCAATCAAGATCAAGGGTTGCCGCTAGTGCAGATGTGCCTTGATTAAGGGTGAAAGTATTACCTGTACCAGTAACGTTGACTAATTGGTTGCTTGAGTCAGCACCGTAAGTATTTGACGGGTCTACCTGAATAGTAAAAGTGTTGGTTGACCCAGTAAAATTGTAGTTACCCGTAAAGCTATCAGCCCATATGTCACCTAAGAACTTATTGGTAGCCCCAATCATATTAATATCTAAGGTCATGCTAGTGCCGTCTAAATCTAAAGGCGTTAAACTACCCGCCGTTGAACCTAGTCCACCGATCAGGTTAGATATACCTAGTTGTTCTATATCTATATTTGCGGTTACGCCAGACTGATCTATGTATATTTCATTGTCAGCCGCGAAGAGCGGAGATGCAGTCATCGTTGCAATCAGGATTATTAATTTTTTCATGTTTCCAAAAACTCCTATCGTAGCCAATGTTGATTAATTCTAAGACTGCCCCTTCTATCGCCTTCATAAGGGCTATGGTTGTAGACTCATTACGAGAGTTTCCTAACTCTATCTCAATAAGCTCAGTACCCATTTCTATAAATTTAAAAACATCTTCGGATTGTCCGTAACTGAATACGGTTTTCTGGCTCATTACTTCTATCAATATTTCGCCAGTTGCTACTGAAACCATCCGTAGTGAGACTGTGATATTATCTTCTCGGTACTGTGCGCTTTTTCCTATGCCTAAATATCTAGCACCAATACCACCAGTAGTCAAGTTGGTATCATACGCTATAACTGCGCCTTCTAGCAATACACCCGCAAACAGCAGTGGTGGTACGCTTTTGCTCTTACTGTCCTCAGACATTTGCTCACGCGCTGATCTTATTAGCTGACGTTCTTTTGTTAAATTATCTAAGCCTACGCGCTCTACAACTCTAAAGAACATGCCGTTGCTGGCATGTTTCAAAGCTCTAATTAACAGTGCGCTTGGTTGTTGTGTAACCGCTGTAGAAAATAAAGCAAACGAACTATTGCTTTTACGCTGACCTGTTTGGTCTGTAAAAGAATTAGGATACACCGCAACAATAGGTTTTATTGTCGGGGATTTTACGTTACGTAACTCCGTTGATTGAAGCTCGTTTATACGGACTACATCGTTGGCGCTAAATCGTTGGTTATGGGTATCTTCAAACTGGTCAAACACTGAACAGCTAGAAAGAAAAAGAACCGACAGGCAGAGTAATAGTCGTTGAGTTTCCATCAGAATCCGTTATGATTAAGGTTATAAAATCTCCGTCAACAAAATACTGGATGGTATTACCTTCAAGCTCAAGGAACCCTTCAGTACTCATTGTCTCGCCAAACAAGTTATTAACCAGTTGGCGACTTAATTCGGCATAAATACGAGACTCAAGATTGCGAATAAACCGTGCAAGCGTAGTGTTCTCTGCATCCCGCTCTAACTCTTCTTGGTACGCCTTAATCTCAGCGGCTATATCGGCCTTACGATTGAATTCTTGGTTTTCAATAGTCAGGTAGTGGCTCGATGTATTTATGCCGTTAAAACTGGGAGACTTAAACTTGTGCGTCATTTGGTCGGCAGTAATGGGCAACGCAATCAACAAAACCGTTAACGCGATTGTCTCAATCTTTCCTTTGATCATCTCTATCGGCCTTTGCAAGTCTATCCGTCTGAAGTAATTGCGGTACGCCTAGAATAGTTTTTAACAGGGTGTCTTGCCGAATGATTTCATTGTCGACAGACCTTACGCGGTCTATTAGTGCAACTAGTATACCGTGTTGCCCATCTAGCTTACTTCCAAGTCTTTCTTCTAAGTGGCTTATCTGTTCCACCAGCTTGTCATCTAGAGTGTCTACTTTAGTCTCTAAGCCATCAATAATACGGTTAATCAGTTTCCAGATAAACATCCCCAACCCTAACGCCGCCGCGATTGGGAACCCGACTTCATTGATTAGCTGAACAACATCCATTACTCTACCGCAACAAACTTACCTAACTCTATAAGTTTAGCTCTGTTGGTTAAATGTTCATCTTCTATGTCTGATTTGCTTTGCCCGAAATAAGCTACCGCTAGGTGGTTGTCGATCATTATCTGATTAATATTTACCCCGTCAACTACAACATTACCTAGAACCCTACCGAACTTTCCTTTAGAGTCTTTTAGCTTAGTTTCAATAACAACCTTATCGCCACTATCGATCGCTTCTTGTAAAAAAGCAGAGGCTAATTTCCCCCTAACTTTTTCATCTTTATCCCTAGTTCTACTTTCAGGTGTGTCAATCCCATAAAGACGGACCCGACAACGATAAAGAATATCAAAACCAAGATCCAACACAACATCACAAGTGTCGCCATCAACAACCCTATCAACTGTACAACTGTATTCATACATTAGCACTTCCACCTTTTTCTTGCTTGCCGTAAGCGTGAGTTAGGATCTTTGGCTGCCTTAGGAAACTTCTTCATCTGTCCTGCAGATCTCGCACAGTATGACTTTCTCCTTTTTGCTGCTGCACTTCCTTTTTTTACTGTTCCCGTAACTGCTGTTTTTAACTTTGATCCTGGGTTTTTTCTTTTATACGCGGCTACGCCTTTTTTAGTCATCCCTGCCCCAGACTTAGTGTTACGGTAATTACCTCCTTTGCCTGTGGTGCGTTTTATTGAAGCAGCCATTACTTTTTCTTCTTAGTCTTAGGGAATCCTGCCTTCATGTTACTGTAGGCTTTTTTAGAAATAGTCGACTTATTCTTAGGTCGGCTAATTCCTTTCTTTTTCCTAGCGTTTATATTGGCATACAGTCCTTTAGCCATTATGCGTTTTTCCTTGCTTTCTTTTTAGCCGCAACAGAGAGATCTTTTAAATGGAAAAGCCTTACACTTGTTTTTGTGTGTGACTTATTTGTGTGTAGCGTACCATTCGCCATTTTATGACTAGAACCCTTATGTTCAGTACCGTTCTTTTTAAAATGTTTTACACCTTTCATTTACTTAGCCTCTAAAACGCGATCCCTTAGTCTAACTGCTCGTGGTCCTACTTGTATAGCCCAACGACTATCTATCATTTCAACTGCCGCTGTGTCCCAGTCTTTAACTTTCATTGCAGATAAAAAATTTTTAAACTTCAATAGTCTCGTGACGCCTAAGTTAAAACACATATTAGCCATAACTAATGTTAAATCGTCAGGTAACTCTCGCCACCAAGACAAGTTTCGGTCTAAATCTTCGAATACATTCGCAATATCTTTCTCAAAACATTCTTTAATACGATCGTCAGAAACACAGGTTCCTACGTCTTGTCCATGTTCTGGGTCACTTTCAAGAACTAAATGTCCTATACCAAAAGTCGCATATCCCAAATGATCAAGATACACCTCATTAACACAGCCTTCATCGAATGTTAAGTCTTGTTGTAGTTTTTCCATATTCATATTATGTATACCAGTTCTCAGTTCCGTACCCTGTTGCGATAGTTCCTAAAGCGATTAAAGTGTCGCCCCCTGTAGAGACAGTTACCAAACCTAATTTAGAAACAGCGCCTACTCCGTTTTCGGTTCCTTTATACAAACTAACCCAATCAGTTCCAGTCCATAGTTGTAATTGTTTTGTTGCTAAATTCCAAATAATGTCGCCAGAATTAAATTGGTTTACGTTGCGTTGGGTTTCATTGACATTTACGGTTGCGCCTATCTCTGCTTTACCCAAACTTAATTCTAACACTCTAACCAGCCTGTTGAATAGTTCAGGAGATAATTCTCCTGCAGCGAAGGGTAGCTTAGTTTCTAATAGCCTAGCCATTATCGGCGGCCATCTGGTTTAACGTCTAATCGCATAGAGCCAACTCTAAAGGAAGTTCCTACTGCATTAACATCGGTATCGTTAGACTGAATACGTAACACCGCTTGTCTTCCCCGTACTCTAGTATCTATTCTAGTAGTGACAGAGGTACAAGAAGAGGTTAAGGCGGTTGTTAATTCTTCTCCTGGATAATTTCTCCGCTTTAAAACAATATCTACGTTCTGTCCTGACGCGCCTGTGTCTACGTTACCCGTAAACTGTATGTCTGGAATAACCCTACTAACGGACTGAAACTCTTCTCCTGCAGGATCGAGATCAAAGTCACTAGACTCTATAAAGACGTTAGTCATCGCAGTTCCATCGTCATCGACGCCAGACTCATGGTTATAAACATACCCCACATCAGACGTTGAAGACGTTGCTTTAGGATCACTAAAAATTCCTTCGTCTAACCAACAGGTTCTAGAAAGTTCTCCTATCATCCAAATCTGTTCTTCATAGTTATACGTAACATACTTGTTTAGTACCGTATTAGTTCCCGAACAATAGAACCAACCAACCTCATTAAAACCTTTATTAACGAAACCGAATATTTGATAACTTTGTGTTTGGTTTATATCTCCGAAAACATAAGCATCAACACTACAAGGAAGTTCTTGGACTTGTCCTGAATAAGCATAAAATCCTTTCTTATCCATCCAAAACACGCCCTTAGGGGTATTCACCATAGCGTTGGGCCCAACTAAACCAACCCCTTCATTAACTAAGTTAATAGAAAATGTAAAGGGTTGACCTACAAAAGTCATTGAATATAGTGACGTATCTGTCCAAATCAACGTTTCTTGTCGCGCTCTAATCGCGCCTACAATAGCAGAGCCTGCTGAAAGTCTAAAAGATCCTGCAGTATTTGTAGCTAATGGTTCCCATTGTTCGGCATTTTCTTGATCGCTCCAAGCAATAAACATAGGGTCTAGTGCTCCTGTTCTTGCAGTTCCTCCCGCGTTTAATGGGTCAGCTCCAAAACAAATTACGTGTCTATCGATATCGGAGACCATGACTTGTAATGCTAACGTCGGAGGTAGGTTCGCACCTAACGCTGTTAAACTAACGGCTCTAGCGTCTGATCCGGCACTTTCATCCCAATAGAAAACCCCCGACCCACGAGGACATAAAAGTAAATCTTCACCAAAATTGTCATGAGACCAAAGACGTAACTGGTTTGTAGATCCTAAAGCAGAAACACTGCCCCAAGTGCCTGCTCCCCAGTAATCAGATCCCCAACCTGTAGACGGAACATAAACGTCTAATCCTACATTGATTTGATAGACAGCGTCTGCCGCAGATCCACCGTTCCCCGAATCACTGCTGTTAGCAGTAGCCGTAGCAGTAAACGTAAATGTATTCGCACTAGGGACTGCGGTAACTTGATATTCTTGATTTAAGACTGCGGCAGTAATAAGGCCGCCTAAAGAAACGGCTCCCGCGATAGTTACAAAATCATTAACTACGGCTCCGTGATCTGAATCAGTCGCAGTAATAACCGCACTACCATTGGTAGCCGCAAAGACTATCCCATTGGTTGTAGTTGCTCTTATTGGGGTTATATCATAAAAAACTTGGCCATCTACTGCATAATACTTCCAAGTAGTTCCTAGCCCAAGGTATTTGGTTCCTGATAAGTCTACCCAAGCATGAAGTGCTCTGCCTGTTGCTTGAAAAGAGTTAGATGAGGATTTAGCCCAGCCGCCTATTTTCTCAGGCAAGCCTTTACGGAAACGTATTAAATTAGAATCAAACCATCCGCCTCTATTAGAATATGCGGTTCCTTCTTTATTAATTCCAGGCTGGAAAATAAATTTTTGTAACGACATTACCCTCCCCCTATAAAAATTTAGTTAGGACGGCTGATCCAAGTATAAAAGGATACACTCCCCATAACAACATTTCTAATTTTTTGAATTTAGCAGAGCCTTCGTCTAGGCGTTTTTCAATATACTCATAACGAACAGTACACTCACGTTCATGAGCGTTAAGCCCCGCTAACGCATCTTTCACAGTAGGCATTATTTATCCTTGGCTTTGTTGCCCAAGAAAGCGAACTGTTCCATCACTTTATAAGCTTTTGCAACCCATACGTCATCTTTAGGGGTTTCAGTGTAGTTGCAAACTACGGAGGCAACCGTGATTAAAGACGTTGCTAGAACATAAATATCTAGTAAGTATGCCATTTTACTGCTCCTTAGTTTATTATGTACGCTTTCGTTTTTTGATTACCCCGCCACCCTTCAGTCCTGGAGGTTTTGGCGGTCCCTTTGGCCGTGTACTTAGCGATCCTGGGCGTATTAGTTTAGGGCCGCCGCGTCGTTTAGGAGCGTTTCCACCTCGCCCTACTTTTTTTGTTGCGGTAGGCTTTTTAGCCACTGGTACTCTGGTTCTAGGTCTCATGATACTTCTCCTTTAAGTTGCTGTGTATCCGTTACCGGCTGAGATAGCTGACGTTGTTGCTGTCATGCTCTCACTACCCCAATCGCTCTTAGCTTTCATAAGCTCAAGGTGCTGAGTGTTACGATCAACACAGGCTTGACGGTCGGCGGCAATATCTTCTGCCATGCTGTTTCCGGCTATAACATCAGTAATTAATGCAATGCTGTGTCCCATTGCTGTGAAGTCTACTGCTAGTTCTGCGTCTGTACGGTCTGCCATTTTAATTATCCCTCTAGGGTTACGATTCGTGCGGTGAGTGCCGTGATAAGGGCGTTTTGTTCTTGTATTGCTTTTACTAGGATTGGTACTAAGGCTGATGGGCCAAGGCGTTGTCTGCCATCAACGTCATCTTCTTTCCACATATCAAAACCATTTTTTATTTCTGAATGAGCATCAATAGCTGTTTTAACTTCTTGTGCTATAAAGCCATGATTTGTGTAATCATTCATTACACGCTTATCAGAACCATCTACATGCGCTCTATGTCCTGTAGGTAAATCTTTTTCTTTTTTCCACTTAAAAGTAACAGGACGCAAATCATTAATAAACGACAAACCTGCGGTAGCGTCTGAAATCTCTTCTTTATAGCGTTGGTCAGACGGTGCTGAAATGCTAGTTTCACCGAAAGCAATAGCAGAATCAGTTCCATCTCTACCAAAGCAGAAACTAGCATTAGCATTACCTGTGACGTTATCCCCCATCACTATTTGATTGTTTGCATTAACTGCGGATGCGGCAGGATTCCTGCCAATTAATATATTATCAGTACCTGTAGTAATCGCATCACCAGCCCCTTGCCCAAGAGCAGTATTACCTGCGCCTGAAGTAATTGCCTGTCCTGCGTTATATCCAATAATCGTGTTGTT